GTATAGGTCAGTCAAGGCTCCAACGGTGATTGGGAATCTTTCCATATAACGCCATCTTATCATCAGTTCAGAAACTTTTTCTGTTAAGAAAGAGTACTTCTCCTTTGTTAAGAAAGCCCTCAGAGGAGCACCCGTAATTTCTTGTCCGTTGATTATTCAGCGTTTTGCAAGTTCATATGAGTTGGGACTCGTATGACTCTTCATCTCACTAAATGATCCTCCAACTGATTTGATTAGTTGCTTGTAGTAAGCGACGACATCTTTATCAGTTAGAACTATATCATCACCTAGCAGTGCATATGAATTCCAGGGTAGCCTTTTACCGGCTAAACTGGCACTCATTTGTACTATCAAGTGGTGACATAGAGCGAACATTGGTCACGAACTATAAGCTCCCATTGGTTGTCCTTGTTTGTAATAAACAGGTTCATCTAGTGGGTTTATATTTGTGAACGGGTATCCTACCATTATATCAGACCAGGCATCACTGTACTCTTTAGAGGTAATCTGTGATAGAACTTCTCTTTGAAATCTCATAGAGAATGAATCTGTCGCATTGGTTAAATCTAAACTGTAAAATGGTCCCTTTTCTAATGACAGTGTATGTAAGAATTTCCCTTGATTATAGGTACAGTCAGCACTAAATTTGCCCTTAATCAATCTTAACAATTGATTGTGGAGCGGATTTAGAGCTGTTTGTGACCAGTAATCTAGGATTCCTATTATACGACATTTTGCATCAGGATCGTTGACGACGCTAAGCTTCCGTATGTTCCCTTTACGGGAAATCCGGTAGTTAGTGACTCACTTCTCGATGTCAAAATGTTCTTTTATGTCTTCAATATACTCGCTCAAGTCATCTCCACCTAATAACTTAATATTTGATATTAAGCTGTCAGGTAAGATACTTAGGTCATATACTGAGGTCATTAAAGCCTGCCCATTAGGGCCTGACTTAGTGGTCAAATGTGGCTCCTCCCATTTGTCTGGTTTAATCCTCAAGCCTAGACTCAATATAACATTGTGAAGTAGTCCACTTTTGTTAAAGGTGTACTCCTTCTCTGTTATAATTGGGTCTAGATTTGGTTTGCCAGTACCTTTTATTGTACGTGACAATTTTAATAATGTCATCAACAGTCTTC